ATTTCACAAGCCATCTATATATATTTTTAAAAGTTAATAAAAAAAAAGGGAAGGCATTTTACCTCCCCTTTTTAATTTAAAAAGCTAATTTTTAGTTAGCAGAGTTTGTGATTCCGTAAGTCACGATATCTTCTACAATTCCGTATTGAACTGCAGCAGTAAAACGCATTACCACTCTCACGTTCATAGATCCGTCGATAGGAGCTAAGTCTATAACTTGAACTTCATTTTGGTCTGATAATAAACCAGTTCCAAAGAATAAGTTAGATTTTTGAGCAGCGATAGCAGTGTTGTTAGCTAATCCGTTTGCAACAAAGATTTTAACACCATCAAAAGATAATGAACCATTGTTGAACCATTGTGTTCCTTGAGCGTTTGTACCATTAGCACCTAATCCAGAAGCACCAAATCCACCTAAAGCACGAACATAAGCACGAGCGATGTTTTGAGAAACGTATAAGTACAAATCTTCTTTTCCGTACAATGCAGCAGGAATAGCGTCAACGATTTTTCCTAATTCAGCAACAACGTTAGAAGCAGTAACTGTAGTTCCAGCAACTTCGTTAGCAGTTGGTAAAGCAGCATCAGCAGCTAATAAAGCAGCAAATCCGTTGAATTCACCTGCATTAGCAGTAGCACCTCTCCAAATGTTTTGTTCTGTTTTTTCAGCAACTTTAGCAGCAACGTGAGAAATCAAATAATCAGCAAAGCTTGGTGGCAATGAATCAAAAGCAGAATATCCCATAGATACAGCTTCCCAAGTTGCGTGAAAGTCTTTTTTACACAATTGAAGATTTACTTGGAATTCTTCAGGAGTGATGATTCTTTCGCTTAATGTTACAGTAGATGTAGCAGAAAAATCACAAGTAGCATCTTTAACGATACCATCTGTAGCAATTTTTTGAATTACAGATTTGTATTTAACATTAGGCATTACTTCGATTCCACCATTTTCAATAGTAGAAGCTGAAAGTAAAGCAGCAGAGATGTATTTAGAAGCACTTTCTCCGGCATAAGTTGTAGTAATACTTGTAGTAGTAGCCATTTTTATTTATTTATTTAGTTTATTATTAATTAAAAAGTTTTGCCATAACTCTATCTTGAGTTGTCATTTGGCGATTAGATGCAAATTTTTGAACTTGTGGAGCTTTAACTTCAGGAGAATGTGTTAATGGTTCAACACTTAATTCAACTTCTTTAACAGGAGAAGATTTTAAATCCTCATCAGTTTTATCTTCTTCATCAGCAGAAAGTTTTACACCTTTCAATTCATTAATTTCGTTTCTTAATTTTTCAATTTCAGAAAAGAACATTTCTTTAGTGATTGATTCAACAATCTTTTTAGGAGATGCTTCAGCAGCAGCTTCTACTTCAACCTCAACTTCAGGAGATTCAACTTCAACTTCAGCTTCAGGCATAACTTCTTCAGGCATTTCAATAGCAGCAATTACACCTTCAACTTCAACCTTTAAAAGCATTCCATCTTCTAAAAGGTATTCACCTACAGGCATTGCAATTCTATCTTCCTCGTTAACTATAAAAACAGCCATTTCAGGTTCAAAAGCTTCAGCTTCGATTACCGTACCGTTTTCAAGTTTCATTTGAGCAAGGTTTACTTCCATACCCAAAAGAGTTTTGATTTCATTTAAAACACTCATATTATTTTTATATTAATATTAATATCTTTATAATAAAATAAAAAAAGTTTGTTATAAATTAATTATATTTGTTGTTATAATTTTGAGTTATGAAAAAATGTACAAGATGCAAAATTGAAAAATCTTTTGATGAATTTTCAAAAGACAAAAATAAAAAAGATGGATTGCAATATAAATGTAAACTTTGCAATAGAGAATATGCTAAAAAATATTATGTAAATAATAAAGAAAATTTATTGGATTATCGTTCTAATTATAGAAATAATAATAAAGAGTATTTTTCTAAATATAGAGAAAACAACAAAGAAAAAATAAAGAAAAAAACAAGAGAATATTTAAAAAATAGAAAAAAAACTGATTCACTATTTAAGTTCACTTGCAATACAAGAAGTTTAATTAGTAATTCTTTTAAACGTGGTAATAATCAATTTAGAAAAGATTCTAAATCAGAATCCATATTAGGGTGTACAATAGAAGAATTTAAAATTCATTTAGAAAATCAATTTACAGAAGGTATGAATTGGAGTAATCAAGGTCTTTGGCATTTAGACCACATTAAACCAATTTCTTTAGCGACAACAGAAGAAGAAGTAATACAACTTAATCATTATACTAATTTTCAGCCATTATGGGCAGTAGATAACATTTTAAAAAGAAATAAGTATTAAAAAGGGTAGCTATTAAACTACCCTTATATATTTATCCGTTACTTCTAACAATAGTTTTTACACCATCAATTATTGTAATAGTAGCACCACCTTGTTGAACTGTACTTCCAATTCCTTGTGATTGTAATTCTCCATCACAATTTTCAATTGCATATTTTCCGTCTTTACCAAGACATCCCCTGTTACCGCCTTTCGGACTTGTTGATTTACCCATAATTTTTATTAGTTTATTTAGCATTAATATTTGTGATTCTGTGTTCTTTGTATAAAATAAATTACATCATATATAGTTCCTGTGTGCGAAGCTTTTATTTTAACTTCTAATCCATTTGTTACTACATCTTCATCAGCATAGTATTGAAATGTTTTAGCAAATACGTGTTCTACATCATTTCCTTTTGGAAAAGTAATAGTGTCACGAATTCTATCGTATGGTGTACCGTTTCCACCTTCTAAAAATAAATCTATGTAACCATTAGCGTTAGCTATTTTTGCTTTAAAAGCAATAGTTACTACATATACATCAGCATCAAATTCAGCATATAATTTATTATTGTGATAGTAATCTATATCTGAATGAATATGCGTGTCTATAAAATTACCTTTATTGTTAGGCACTACAAATTCAGTAGTAGTAAACGAATAAGGACTTGCACTTGTATATTGTGTTCCATCGTATCTTGCCCAACCTAAACCCATTTTATCTGATTGAGGTGGGTAAACTCTTACTTGTTCATTATTGAATCCCATAAATAAAGATTCATTAGTTACAAGCATAGCACCTTGTTCAATATTTACATTGTCAACTTCATTTTGCGAAGCTTCTTCGACGTGAACTCTGAATGCTGTGTTTTTCATTATAGATTATGATTTACAATAATTTGTTTAATCTTTTCAATCAATTTTTCTTCTTGTTCTTTTTGCAAACTCATTTCTAATTTGTCTGCAAAATATCCTTCAATAGAAAAACCTTTTACTTTACCAGTTTTTACAAAGTCATTCCAAATAGTATCATTGTTAACTTTCATAGAAACCATCCAAGTTCCTACTGGAGCATTTAAACCATATTTTTTAGACTTGTCCATTTCTGTATCTTCTACAATCCAAGATTCAACTACAGACAAATCATTTATCTTTTTTTGGTGTTCTAATGTAGCATTGTTTTGGTTGCTATTCATCAAGAACAATTCACTTGCTTTTTTTACAGTTGCATCTGAAAAGAAAATATAATATTCATCTTCACCATTGCGTCTGTAAATATTTTTATTTGGAATCAAAGCAGCACCCATTAAGATACGTTTTTCATCATCCACTTTTGCAAGTTGTAATTGTTGGTTAAGTGCTATGAAGTTTTCTTCTATTGCAGGGAATTCTACAACTGAAATAGCTTCTACACCACTTAAATCTTCTTTTTCGTCTATTATTAATTCTACTATTCGCATTTTATTTTTATTTATAAATTAAATTATTTGTTTTTTGTTAATTACCTAATGTAGCAGTCTTAACAATATTTCTATCTAAACTTTGTGCAGTTGTTACATCGTTAGATACTACATAAGCTTTAACAGGTGCTTGACTACCTAATGTTTGTGCTATTTGATTTTGTCCTGAAGTACCTACTACGTTGAATGTAGGAGCAGAAGGAGCTGCAGGTGCTTGTCCACCATTATTACCACCACCAACACCCATACTTGCAGCAGCATTACCACCACTTGATAATAATTGTTTTGCTCTTGCTATGTTACCAATAACAGAAGCAGCAGTAGAAGCGTAAGATACAACTCTTGCAATAGTACCAATCCCCGGCACTAATGGGAAAGCTAATTGTGCAGCAACCCCTTCAGCATTAGCTAATGTAGATGCTTTAGAAATGGCTACTGCAGAATCAATACCGATTTGAGTTAATGCAATTGCTTTAGATATAACTTGCCCTGCTTTTGTTTTAGCCAAACCTGAAGCTTCTAAATTAGCCACTATATTAGTTAAGTTAGCTTTTGAATTTGCTATAGCTTCATTTTTTTTCTTTTCAAACTCAATAGCAGCATTTGCTCTTTCTTCTTCAACTAACCTTTCAGCTTCAACCCTTAATTTATTATCATCAACAATCTTTTTGTTTTTAGCATTGTTAGCAGCAATTTCTTCAAGGAATCTGTTGTTTTGTTTTGCAACTAAAGCATCTTTTGCAGTTTGAACTTCTTCTTCACCTGCTTTTTCTTTATTTATATATTCTTTTCTTTCGCTTAATGCTTTTTCATTAGCAGCTTTTCTTTTATCAGCATCTTCTTTTAACTTTGCAGCACGTTCATCAGCAATGGCTTTTAATCTTGCGGCTTCTTCTTTGTCTGCTCTAATTTCAGTTTTACGGATAGCACGTCTATCACTTGCACTTTTTTCTTGCAATGCAAATAATTCAGCTTCTGCTTGTGCTTGTTTGTCTAAATTTTCATCACTTACATCTGATAAACTATTTGCTAATTTAATAGCCTTTAGTTTCTTTTCTGCATTTCTTAATTCAGCTTGTGTTTGCTTTTCTTCAGCTATTCTTACTGCTTCAATAGCTTTTTTCTTTTCAGCATAACTTGCATTTTCATCAGTTATTATTTCTTTTGACCTTGCTAAATCCCTATTTAACCTTGCACGAGAAACACTTAAAGAACGCAATGAATCTTCTACTTCTTGTAAATACTTTTTAGCAGTAGCAGCTTGTTTAAATTCTTTTTCAATTTCACTACCAAGTCCACCAACTGATTTACGAGCTTCAGATAAAGCACCTTTAAAGTCCCCAGAAAAGAAGTTAGCAATAGCCTTACCAGCAGATAAAACCCTATCTCTTAACACATTTAAAACTGCACCCAAACCATCCATTATTTGTTCAAGTTTGTCAGCACCATCATTAGTGGAAGCAAATGCTTTATATAATAATGTAACCGCACCTACAACTGCTAAAATAGTAGCACCAATTGGATTGGCTGCTAAAGCTAATAATTGAACACCTAAAGTCTTCGCTCCTTGAATACCTGATTGAAAAGCTGGTGAAAGGTTAGATAAAGACTCCCCTAATTTATTAAACCCGCCTTCGTTTACAGATTCAGTTTCTTTTTTTAAACCTTTTGTACTTTCTTTAGCACCATCAATACTTGTTTTTAAACCATCTATCTTTTTAGAAGCATCAGGAATATTTGTGGTGATTTTTAATTCTACTGTTTTTACTTCAGCCATTTTATTTCTCTTTTAATTTGGTTTAATCCTTTTTTCCAACTGTTTGGTAATTCGTATTTACCTTTAGCTATTTCTATCGTTTCACTTTCTCCGTAATGGTTTCCAGTCATTAAAAGATTTAGTATTTCTTTTATCATAATATTCTAAAATCGTTTATTAATTCAAAATCTACTTCGCCAGACGTCAAGTCTATTTTCATATTATTAATAATATATCTTTTATCTCGTATTATCAAACGGTTGTTTAATTTAATGGAAGTTAATAAACTAATAGGTAGTAAAGCTTTTACGTTATACTTTCTTGACTTTATGTTGTAAATATTTTCTAAATAAGATTGATAATAATTTCCATATAAACTATTAGCAATAGGAGTAAGCAATAAAGAACTAATATCTAAACCAAAATTTAATGAATGGTTAACGCCACTAATCAAAGTATCTTGCCCAAAAGCATTATATGTAGTTATATTTTCTGCACTACCTGAACCTTTCAAATAAAAATCACAAGATTGTAAAGTTCTATAATCGTATAAAATAACTGGTTTTGGTATGTAAGGTGTAAAATCAGTTTTTAAAGAGTAACCAACTTGTAGGTTTTGACCTGTAAACTTTTGGAATAATAAATTTTCAAATGGTAACTGAATATTATATTCGCTACCTTCTGAATTCAAATCAGCTTTCAAGTCACCGTATTCAAAACCGTTTGTAGATAAATAATTAACATTCATAAAACTTTCGCTTTTAGTATAGTTAAAGTTTATCTTTTTAAAAGTTTCTAACTTACTAATATCTACATCATCAGAAATTACATATTGTGTTATATCTTTTAAATTACCTTCATCGTACCAATCTTCTAATTGTTGAATACTATATACATTTTCTTCATATCCAATACAAGTCAAGTTAAACATCCTTAATATACCTGTAAAGAAATCTTCTACTTTGATGTCTGGCATATAAGCTTTCAAATCTAAATTTGAAGTAGTAGATTGTGAAGAACAAACTATGTAATTGTCATCATCTAAAACAATACCAATTTCAGAATCATTGTATTCTACAACAACTCTAATTCTTGAAGTGAATGTTACTGGAGTATCACTATTTACTGTAACTTTAATTACACCTGTACCAAAAGAACTTTCACCAACCGCATCGTGTAATATTGCACCTGCATTTATTTCAGAAGTAGAAGATACAAATGGAACTGTGTATAACAACACATTGTTTTTATAAACATTAAAATAACATTGTATTCCTGCAGATGTACAAGTTGGTAAAAAATAAACATTACAAAAGTTAGTATCAAATAAACCAAAATACTCAAATATGTTTGCAGTTAAATCAACTGTTATTAAATCGTTTACAGGATATTGTCCTTCAAAATTATAGCTAACAAAATCTGTTTGAACTTCATCACTTTTAGCTTTAAACACATCAGCATTCTTTAACCATAAATAACAATTTGTAAATCTTGCATCAGTTAAAAAAGTACTTGGTTCATAAGATGTTCCGCTAAAGCTTATACCATAATTTGTAGCAATAGATTCAAATACTTTACTAACTCTTAATGCAGGGAATAATTCGTTATAGTTAATAGCAGTAGCTGATTGTGTTATATCTACAGATGTAGAAGTGTTTTCGTCATCCCAAACTCTATTTGATGTGATTAATGGAAATTTAACATCGTTTCCAACTTCACCTGATACTCTATCAATTACTTCAGAAGCACTATATGGTATTGTGTGTGCTGAATAATCTAATTCAGAAAGTTTTTTACCAGCAAATGTGTCTTTTAAAGAAACCAAACTACCAAAAAAAGTAATAGTGTAATTTTCAGGAACACCATTTTTAATAGTAGCTTTTTCTAATTGTATGTTTCCTTTTCTAAAAGGTATAGTATCTAATTCAATATAAGCTTTCTTTCTTTGCCTTGCATCAAACCCGCCATCAATAGAGTTTTCATACCAATGTGAAAATATAGCGTTGTTATTGTCATTAGCAGGTATTGTAAAAGACTGGCTAAAATCAGTATAAACCTTTGAAATGTCTGAAGCATTTTGAACTGAACTATTGATAGATATTTTTTCATCATCAAATAATTCAATTCTTTTAGCTATACCATTTATATAAATATATAATCCTACTGTTACCATTAAATAACGTTGTTAATTAAGTTAAATGCGTAATCAAATTCTATTTCGTAATTGATATTTTTATCTTGTAAAGAAGTCTTTAATGTACTTTCTTGTGTTTTAACTTCAACTGGTTTACCATCTAACAATACAGTTTCACTTAACAATAAATCTTGAATCAAATCAGAATAGTTTTCAGGTACAAATCCTGAACTTAATTTAACCGATTGTTTTCCGTTAATGTTAAATGATTTGCTTTGTCCTTTAGAAGTATTGTAATCAATCGAATCCTGCAATAAATTAAAGTTTGAACCTGTTACATTAATTTTATTAGTTTGTGCCTTAAAGAACGTTAAAAACTGCCATCCACCGAAGCGATTAATAAATGAACAAATAACTGGTGAATATTTAGGTTCACATATTGGCATCACATTATAAGTATAATCAGTATCGTTGTAAGATATAGTTAACGTGTTGCCTTTATTATATTTCACACTTGTAGTTGTCAATGGTATTTTAAGCATTCCTTTTGTTTCTGTATATCCAACTACTAATTCATTACGACCACGCAAATCTTTATAAGTTGCTTCTATTACATCACCACCTTCAGGATTAATTAATACGTTAACATAAGGAATAGATTTGGTAATATCATATCTAATTTCTTTTGAGTTATCAGATAATAACATAAAAGTATCAGATGCGTTTGTGTAATTATACCCATCTAAATATTGCGTATAGCCATTAGTTCCTAAATAAGTAGTAGTGTCTAATAAGGAATATGTACCTACTGAAGTTTCTTTAAATCGTTTAACCTGAACGTTAACCCACATAGTAGTAGAATCAGTTTCACCTGCAGCATAATTAGGTGCTACATTGTCAATATATTCTTTTACAAAAGGACTTATATTATAGATGTTTTCTATTTGAGTTGAACTTGCAATAGATTTACTAAATGTATAAGTTGCTGGTGTAGGTGCTGAACCTGTACCATTCCACAATCTTAATTCTATTTTAGAACCTACTTGTGCTGATTCGTTTACTGTTATGAAGTAAGGACTTCTTGAATATATTATCATTTTATATTTTTTAAATTGTAATCTATCATTGTATCTATGTCTTGACCAAAAGCTTTCATTAAGTCTGTATCTATGTATTTCTTATATCCTGCTTCAAAAGGTTTTGTGAAAAATAAACTTGGTTTAATTCCTTTCTGAAAAATACTTCGAGAAATAAGATACCCTGTTTGCTGATAACTCATAAACTTTCCACTCTTCTTGTCTCGGAACTGAAAACCTCTCGCTTGTACCCATTTTAATATTGAATTAGTTAAACCACCTTTTTTACCTGTACCAGTACCAAATTTAAACGGACTATTAGGAGCTTTTGCTGAACTTGATTTACCTTTTACCCCTTGGTCTTGAAACATTCCATAATCAGCCATTGAGAAACCCACAATTGAATAATTATCTTCTGTAAGTATTTCGCTTTTCAAACTATTATATAGTTCTTTAGAAACGTTCTTATTGCTTTTAGATAAATTACTTCTTGATTGTTGAATCACATAATCCCTAAAGCGTTTTAATACTGCATTTACTTCTGTTAATTCCATTAGCAAATAGTCATATCGTTTTGTGCTACTATATTCATTGTCACTGTTACACCAGCAATCTTGTTTTCAAACCTGTCTACAAAGTATTCTATAGTTGCACCATCTTGTAATTGATAACCATCATCATATAAATCACCACGTCTTAACATTTCAAGCAATCTTGTAGCAACCATTTGTTGTGTATTTAACACATCTTGTTCGTTGTCATTACCTCTAAACAAATCAGTAGTAGCTTCTTTTGATTCATCTACTATATCCATACACAAAACAGAAATACTATAGTTAAAAGTATTGCCATTGTAAGATGCTGAATTAATCATTATATGTGATAAAGGGAATATGGTTTGCTTGTTTAAGTCAATCTTAAATATATCACCAATGGTAACTGTATTTACAAAAGCATCATTATCTAATTGGTTTTTGATTGCTTGACTTATTTCGTAAAATCCTTTCATTATTTTTTATTTATTAATTTCATTTCTATTTCTGTTTTCTCTTTTTCAAATGTCAACCAAGTTAAACTTTGCGTGATGGGAAGCTTGGAAACTTCATCAAATCTTCTAACGTTTCCTTGAGCAAGAGCATAGATACTTGAATACCATCCCCAACGTTTTCCAAATTGTGCCTGTTCAGAATATTCTGCAGCTCCTGATTCTCCTCCAAATAGTTTATCGTACTTTTCAACAAGTCGTTGCCTAAAGTGTAAAAAAAAACCATAGCCCCTAACACTACATCTAATGGTGCGTGACGCATTACATCCGCATAAGTTATAGAACCTTTGTATTCTTCTATTTGATATTTGTTGCCTAACTTATTTGTAATCGGTCTATATAATACAGCCATTGCATTATGCATTGTGTCCCAGTCTGTAATGTAATTATCCAAGTCCATATATTCACCTGTACTCATTTCATCAAGGTTAGGAATAAACCCAAACTCTACACCACCCATCTTAAAGCGTTGTATAAATGCATTCTCTTTTGTGAATAGACTATTAATGTTTGCAGTAATTTCTGCTACATCTTTATATCTAATCTGTGCCACATCTTTTAAATCTATACCACAGAATAATTGCACCATCTTTTGCTGCAAGAATTCACTTTCTTCATTGTCTTTTGCTATAGATAAAAACTTTTGATACTGTGCCAGTTTTATATCATTTAGCGTTGTTGGTATTGTTAATTCTATTTTCATTATGTTTTGTTTTATTTATAAATAAACATTTAACATTATTGTATTAAAGGCATAAAAAAAGGCAGCCATTTCTGACTACCTAATTAACCAACCTATTTAAAACTTAATCTTCATCTGCTCGTTCACATTGTTTGTCACAATATGTTTTTTCACAAGCTTCACCACAATACCTGCATTCATTTTCAGGGTATTCGTTTTGGTAGTCGTAATATTCCATAGTTATATTTGTTTAATGTTAGGGCAAATATATAAAAAGATTTTAAACCTGCAAATATTCTTCAGCAATTTTATACATTTTTTGCATCTTCTTTATCTCACCTATATTTCTCGGTAGGTTAATTGGTACTTCAATACCTTTAACGTGATGAATGTAGCATTGTATTGTTGCTATTATTTGTGCGTATGTCATTAATAAACGTAATATGTACCTTTGTTTGGATTTTCTAATTGCGATGTTATAGCGTAACGCATTGCATCAATAGCGTGATTATAAGCATCAATAGGTTTGTTTAATTTATTACCTTGTTTATCAGTCATCCAAATATAATTTCGCAATTCATTGATTAAATTTTTGCTTCTTGATGTTACATAAACTTTGTTTTGATTAATTAAATTCAAACCATATACGATACTATCTCTGCCTTTGCTAACTGGTAACACATTGTGACCATAACTATTTAATTCAGCTATTGATTTTGGCTCTGCACTATCAGCATAAATTATATCTTGAACACCATTTGTTTTTAATAAATCACTAATATCTGAATTCAGCAATCCTTTTTGGTAAATCAATTCATCAAAGATATACGCATCGTTGTATTTGTACATTGCAATTAAACTTGTTGGGTCGTTTGAATAACCCCAGTCCATACCATAACATAATAAACGTGCTTCGTTTGGTAAATTGATTTCTTGCCAATCAGGAATACATACACCTTCCAATGAACCTGTTAAACCTAATCCATATACTTGCCACCAATTAGCCCAATATGCAGATGTTTCAGCTTTTATTTTTGCTGATTCAATTTCTTTTACAATCGTATCAGCTAATGCTTCATTGTCTAAATATGTCAACGTAATAAAATCTACATCATCTTGCGTTATGATTTCTCTATCAACCCAAAATAAACTTGATGGATTATAATCTAACCATATTTCGCCTGATGTACGAATAGCTAATTGATAATATGAATCAAAGTCTACATTGTTACATTCGTTAACATATAAAACATTTCTTCTTGCACCACGCAATTTATCTGGTTGGTCAACTGAAAAGAATTCAATGTATGAACCATTTCCAAATGTATATTTTAAAGTAGATTTATTGAATTGATTATCATTGTATCTACCTAATGCCATCATTATTTTTAAAAAGTCTTTCAATGCACCTCTTCGCAAATGTGGTATAGATTCTGATACAACACTAATTTCAAGATTAGGTGTTTTAATTGCTCGGTCTATTAATATAGGCAAAATAGAAAAGGTCTTAGAAGCAGATGTTCCACCTCTAACGACCTTAATTCGTTTTTCTAAACGCAATAATTTTTTTAATGCAGTAGTTACTATGAATTCCATTATCGTTCACTAAATGTCACCTAAATCATTTAAATTGAATATAGGCTGTTCTGTTGTAAGAGTTACATCTTTTGTTTCTCTTGGTTTACCTGCGTAGTAGTTGTAGAATAGTTGAGTGAATTTGAAGTCACCCTTTTCTAATCCTTTTTCTAATGCAGCAAATGCTAATGGTTCTAATGGTGATAGTTTTTCTATCAAAGCTATTTCTTCTGCTTTTGGTTTTCTACCTGCACCTTCACGTTTGCCACCTGCTTTACTTTTATTTTCCATTTGAAATAATTTGTTTATTCAGAATGATAATAAATAATTGTTATAGTTGTTTAAATAAATTCATATTCATCTTTGTATTTCTGTAATCCATTTGGTCTGTTATTCAAAGCTAATGAAATAGAAGAACGATTTAAACCTGTTTCTCTACATAGTTGAATCATACCACTAAATACTTTACCATCAGACTTTCTTCTTATTGGTTTCATTCTATGTGATTGTTCTTTCTGCATCTTTAAACTCTTATCAGATAGTTCTACAAAGTCAAGTACTTTCTTTTTGTTTTTGTAATCGTTACCTTGTTTAATTTTATTTAGATTATAATAGTCTATTGCTTCCCATTTAGGTTTTGGTAAATCCCATAGGTAAGATGTGTTATCTTTTCTTAATATTTCTATTATGTCTGTTATCTTCATAAACCTTTTTCTTTTTTAAATATTTCTAATAGTTCTTTTTCATCTACAATTATAGTCCATCTTTCATCAGTAGTCCAATCAGTATTTAACCATTCTGCAAACTCAATAGCGTAATCGTCTGCTACTTTTGCTAAATAATCAAAATTGCTAAATCCTTCTTTTTTAAATTTTTCGTTTAGTGTCATAGTCTTATGTTCTTATTCATTGAATAGAATGCTTCTAATCGTAAAGTGATTAACTCGTGTTGTTCAGTTCCTTTAGTAGCTTCTAATAGGTTGTTTAGGTTTTCTATTATTTTGTATTCGTGTCTTGGTTGATTCAATTGCTTTTCTAAATCGTGCAGCTTCTTCTTAAAGATATCTTCTTGTGATAGTTCTTGTTCTACTTCACCACCCAATAGTTTTAATATTAAATTCTTGCAGTCTAATATCTTTGGGTTGTATTCTTCATACATTGAAAAGTTCTTTAGTGAGTGTACAACTGTAGCGTGATTCATATCGAAGTCTGCAGCTATAGATTGTAAACTTCTTTTCTTATATAGCTTTCTTACTAAATAGAAGTATAATGCTCTACCTTCAATTATTTCTCGCTTCCTGCAAGTTTCAGTTATATCTACTTTTAACTCTCTTAAGATTAATTCTTTTATCTGATTTTCCATTATTAAAATAGTTTAGTTTGATTTGTATGGTTTACTATTCTTTGTATTGCTTTATCGTAATACTCTTTATCTAATTCACAAGCTGTTAATTCAAATCCGTAATCGTGACAAGCTATTGCTATTGAACCTGAACCTAAATGTGTGTCAAGTATTTTGTCGTTTTCTTTTGCATATTTATCTAAAAGCCATTTGTATAGTGCAATAGGTTTTTGCGTTGGATGTATTTTTCCATTTTTAGGCACAATTAATTTGTAAATTTTAGCTAATTTATCAAAAGAAGTCCAAGCTAATTCTGCCATTGCTAAAGTAAAATCATCACTAATGCATTTATCCCAAACTAAAAAGCATCTTGTAGGCGGTAAATTAAAATAATTACCACCCCATATAATTTGATTTTTAGAAACTCTAAATAATTCGTCAAAATATTCTTTAGTTGGTACGCAATCCCATCCTTTATCTACTACTTCATTAAATTGCATCTTTCCACTCTTTCCGCCTTTAAATTTGTCTCCAATGCCATAAGGTGGGTCCACAATAGCTAAATCAAAATAGTTATCAGGATACCTTGCCATCAATAGCATATTGTCCTCGTTAGTTATTGTTATTTTATCTGTTACTTTCATAATAATTCAATTTCTTGTTTAACCTCTAACCAATATTGTTTTTTATCTTCATTATTATATAAATTATAAGGTTGTGATTTATCTATTTCATCAACTGTTATAATAGCACATTTTTTTGCAAATGTTTCATTTCCTGTTTCTAAAGTAAATTTTTCAAATAATTCTAATGCTTTTTCTCTTGGTGTCATAATATTTTTATTTAAAGTATTCCTCTTAATACATATTGGTTTAAATCTACTGCTTCATTCTGAAAAAAGTATTTATAGTTGGCAATACCTTGTTCAAGTTTGTCTTTACCTTTTTGGTAAAAGTCATCACTACATTCAAAGATTCCAATGTCTAAACTACCTTTGTCAATACATACAAATATAAATTCATCTACTCCAAACATTTCTTTATACATATAAGCTTGTAAGTCGTAAGAGTATTTATCTGCTGAATATCTAAATTCATTTAATCCTGTAGTAGTTTTTAAGTCTATTATTTGATTGCCTCTTAAAATATCTGCTTTAGCTCTAAATGGTATTCCATCTATCATAGCTACTTCAGGTATTTCAAATTCTGCACCCATAAAATAACTTGTAGCTTCATTGTTCTTTAGAATTGCATCTGCTAATCTTTCAGCATCTCTTAACTCGTTTGTAGTGTATACGTTTTGTTTTTCTTCTACTGCAAGTTTATATTCTTTTGCTGCTTTAGTTTTGCAATCTACAAATGTAAAGTCATCTATCTTATTAGGTTCAAGTATCAATGTATGGAATAGTTTACCATCTCTTAATGGCTGCGTTTCTGCTTGACCATACTTTGTTACATACTTATATGTTTTAGGTGATTTAAGCACCATCTTTAGACTTGATGAAGATAATGCTTGTTTTCCTAAATACCCATAGTAAAAGTCATCATCGTACATATTATCTAATAGTTCTTGTTTGTCCCAAATCTTGTTGTCGAATGTTTTAATTTTTTCTTGCATCTTGTATAATTAAGTCGTAAATATAATAGTGTGTTTGTATATCTCTTTCAGTTGAATCTATCATTGCCATAAATTGGTCATCATTTATTTGTGCGTTGAAGTATTCACTGTAAATCCATTGTAAATCACGTTCAAGTGATTGTATTTTACTAAATATCTTTATTGTAGCGTCTTCGTTCATATATTTCTACATCGTTTAAAATTACATCTATTTCGTTTGTAAAGTATGCTGATTGCATCCAGTCGTGTTCTAAAGCTGATAGTACTGCTTTTAGTTTAAGTGCTGCGTAATCGTTTTCTAATGTTTCTAAAACATAGATTACGTTTTCTAATTCTGTTTTGATTTCTTGATTTGTCATTTTGTTTGGTTTTAATGTTGAAGCAAATATAAACAACTTATTTACATTGTGCAAGTATTAACATAATTTTAACAAAAAAAAGGATAGCTAATTGCTACCCTCTAATTTTAGTTTTATAATCTTTCTATATACTGCATTAACTCTTTCACTATTCAAACCTCTATTGTAATTGAATTTCATTACTCTTTGAATTCTTTGCAGTGGTGATTGTTTTACTTTCATAGTCTTTTAAGTTTTTCTAAATACAAAATTAAATCCATTGCTTCTTCTTGTGCGTGGTTTATCCATTCTTTATCAGTTAAATCTTCACGGTCTAATGTAGTATTGTATTTTTGTATTCCTACTTCACTACGTTGTTTAAATTTATTAATTACTGACTGCACTACACTATCTTTTACCTGTGCTTCAATCCATTGTGACATTGTGTCTTTTACTTTCATATCAATTTGCTTTGGTTAATATATAATTCCATTATCTTTTTTGTTGCTTCGTATTCATTAAATTCTACTTTCTTATTGTTTTCCTTTAAATATATTACATTTTTATAATCGCTTGGAATATACTTAACTATGTAAAATTTTTTGTTTGTATTTGCTTCTAAAGAATAGGCTACATTTTTTTTAATACAATATACCATAGCATTAATTTCTGTATAATGCGGCCAGTATATTTCTATTTTCTTTTTAGCCATCTATCCTTAAAAATTCAGCGTTACCGTATTTAGCAAACCATTCTTTATTTTCGTGATACTTTTCAATAACTGCATTAATCATTACAAGTTCGTCTAAATCTGATGTAGTTAACTTTGTAGTTAAATCTTCAATGCTTCTTAAAATATTGGTAGTCATTTCGGCATCTGTATTATAAATCTTTCTATACTCGTCATAAACTGTAGTTTCCAAGTGGTTGTTAACTTTATTCAGTAAGTGCTTTAAAGCTCCATTGTATTGCTTTGTAAACCTTAAATTTTCATTGCACTCTAATAATAATTGCGATAGTAATACGCTTTTTAAAAATTCTAATTGGATAGGGTTGTCTTTCATAATTCGTTTAATTTTAATGCTTCGTTAATTTCTAAATATGTAACTTCTTTTTCTATTCTTTGTGTGTTATAAAATTGTGTTGTAGCAGGGTTTTTATTGTTTATTTCAAACGTTGGGTGTATCTTGTGCAGGTTAAAACTAAATACTCCTTCTGGTGTTGAATTAATATAAATTGGTATATCTAAATGCTTTTCACATTCTTCTATCATTGCATCATATTTCTTCTTTTCAAGTAGTAGTGTTGGGTAATGTCGTTTCCTGCATTTTAGCTCTATACGATGCCCTGAAGTGGGACTATAACAATCCCACCTTGACATCTGATTCTTTGACTTAACTAAATCAGGGTAAACATTTGAGCGTAAAAACTCAAATAAATCACTCTCGTTCCAGTTAATCATTTACCTTGTATTCGTTATAAACTTTTCTTAAATCAGAAAGCGTGTCCCTCCAACAAGAACTACAACTTGAATGCTCTAATTTAACTTCAAATACTCTTTCGTAAATTGCAGCTATAGTCCATTGTTCGTTTGGTGTTAAACTTCCCTTTGTCGGTTTAAGAAATTCAGTTAGCATATTGTAATCTGCTTCATTTAAACAGTTAACTTTTCTTCTATAAGGAATCAAGTTGTTTAGTTTAACTTTTCTTTCTTCACATCCGCAATCTAATCCAGTTGCTTTTGCGAATACTTCAACTGCTTTTTTAATCCCAGTTGCTTCTGTAATCTTTTCAATAGTGTCACCTAATCCTTTTGATGGTGCTTTTGTTCTTGCTTTTGCCATAGTTAGTAAATTGAGTTATAATCGTTAATAATATAATCTTGATAATCTTTCATAAACTTTTCTTTTAAAATAGCTTTGTGATTCTTTAAAGAGTGAAATATTGAAATCAAACTAATGCCAGTTTCTTTTGAAATATCACGCATTGATAAATCTGTATCTCTATACAGTTTAAATAGTTTTCTATCGTACCAATTCCAATCTTTAATTTCTTCATCAATAAGCAAACATATTTCATTATAAGCTTTGTGTTCTTCTATGTTTGAATCATCAAATAATTCCCAACAACCATCAATGTCAACTTTGTTTACTTTTTTCTTTTTGTTATAGTATTGGTAAAACAAAGAACGTAATGTGAAATACATATATCCTTTTCTTACTTCACCATCAGTGTCTAAAAGCTTTTCTGCATCAGCATATTTCCATAATGCAATATAACTTTCTTGAACTATGTCTTCAGCATAATCATATTCACCAAACGATTGTACCACTTTAATCCAGTCATCGTGATACACAGCTACTTTAGCCAACCATTGGTTACTCATAAGTTTCCCAAACTATGGTAAAACATATTATACCTAAAAGAACTTGAATAGTGTGATTAGTTACACCACCTTCTTCTTCACCATCGTAAAGCCATCCAACCATAAACCCAATTATAGGATTTATAATTAATTCCCCACCGTACTTTTGAATCATCATTAAGATAATCCAACAAACTGCTGCAATAGCAAATAAAATTGTAATCATATTTAAGTATTAAAATTAATTTCAAATCTTTCTTTTCCGATTATCTTTAATTTACTACTTTATATAGGACGGATTAGCCGTTTTACTAATTTATTTTTTATAGGTATAATTTTGCATCTATTACACCGAACTTTTTTTCTACTTCTACAGGTCTAACTTGAAAGTTAACGTAAACGTGTGTTAAATTTTCATCCTTCTTGTACATATTCTTAACCGCATCAGCTACATCTGTAAAATGCAATTCGTTTTCTAATTCTATTAAGTCTTCTATTTGTTCTAACTTTAAAAGCACATCTTGCACAAAAGAAAACATTACTTTGTTATCACAGAAAATCAATCCTGTTCTTGATGCTGTATTTTTTAATTCTTGAATTTGGTTTTTAATAGTTGTTTTCATTTTGTAAATATAATTAAAAGTTATTAACAATGTATAAAGCTAAAAATATGTTCAATTATTGGTAACGTCCAACCATCTCCTAAAAGACTACCTGCGTGTTTTGTTGAAAGTATATCGCAATAATTATCAGTAAAACCTTGTAGTCTACACATTTCAATTTTATTTGGTAATCTACTTTCTTTGCTTGATTCGTAAATAATCTGCATCATTCCCATTCTATACCTTTTTTCGTATTTATAAAAATCTAATGCAGGTTTTTTAGTATAATACCCCTCTAACAAACATAAACTTTTATCCCTATCTACAAATCCACTTGTGATAATATCTTTAAACATTATTCCTCTATCTTTTGGTTGTGGTATATCAGTCATAATATCGCCAAACATACCATCTTCTTTTGTTCTAATGTTACTCCAATAATATCTATCTCTTAATTGTGCAGTTACTAAACTACTATTTATTCTTACAGGATATACTCCTAAAGCTCTTGACATAATACCTACATCTTCTTTTCTTGCACTCCCTACATTTTCTTGAAGAAATAGCACATTAGGATTTAAAGATTTTATATGTTCTAATATTTCAACAAAAGTAAAAAACAAACTTGACTTCTTGCCATTTATACCTGCACGTTTTCCTGCAGCAGATAAATCTTGACAAGGTGAACCTGATAAAACCAAATCAATACTTTTCCAATCTATATCCCATTCTTGCCATTTAGTAACATCACCAACTTGTATAGTATCAGGAAAATGATGTTGCGTTAATTCAATAGCGTATGGTTTAATTTCGCTTGAATAATATTTTTTTACTTTGATGCCTACATTTTCTAATGCTTGGCGACCTGTATTCATTCCGTTAAATAGTGATAGTACATTCATAATTAAAATACTCCTTTTAATGGGTCGTAAACTGCTCCTTCTACTTGTGGCAATCCAAAGTTATTGACTTTAAAGCTAAACGTTTCAAATGATGCGTTTCTACTTCTTTTACAACTTACAGTTACTAAATCTTTGTTTACTGTGTTAAGTTCTAATTGTATTTGTGTTTCTGTTTTCTTTTCTAAAAATGAACCTAAATGCCCTGTAGGTTTATCTGAACCAAAGTTGCTATGTATAACTGTTATAATGTGGCAATTCAATTCCT